TCGACACTTTACTTACTACAGTTCAATGTTCTCCAGATGAATTAAGCCAGATGGGAGCTACTGTAGGCGGAACTTCGTATGAAACCTTTATTAGAGCTGGTCTTCGTGCTCCTCAATGAATAACCCTGATAAACTTTTAGATTCTGCAGACATATATAGACTGCAGTCTCTTCTTCCGGCTGGAATAAAAGATAGATCGGCAAATCTTCTAAATTTCCTTGAAGATTACTACAAGTATATGAATACTGTAGGACCGACATCTAATATAAATTCCCTGCTTTCTTCAAGAAATATCTCAGAAATCCCTGATGAATACTTGAATGCAATTCAAGATGAGATTGCCTCATATATTCCATCACCTGCAAAGATGGATCGCAGAACTCTATTAAAGCGAATTGTTAAATACTTTTACAATATGCGAGGTTCGCGAGAATCAGCAAATGTATTCTTTAACTTATTTTACAATACTGACTGCATCATATCTGACCCTGTTCCAAGTTCTTTAATTTCTCCGATCGAAGTAAATCAGAAATCATGGGGGCCATATTCATATAGTATTGGCGTAAATCTACCAGTTAAGGAATGGGAAAAACCGTATCGAGCCCTCATTCATCCAGTGGGGTTTCGTTTCTATACAGCAGATAAAGGAAACACTGATAGTAACGGCAACAACACTGCATCGTCTCTATTCCTTCTATTCGCTGCATTTAACCGCTGGGATAAATTAAAAGCAGACGCATTCATAATTGAGAATCCCGATCCTTCTACATCGGCTGATATTCCGTATCTTTATGATTACGGAAGATTTCAGGAATTTACTACAGACAACTATTATTTAGGATTAGCCGACACCAATCCATACCGATATCCGGCTTCACAACCGGGTTGGATATTACCAGCTCCTGCTATAATCATACTTATCGAAACCGAATTGGGATATTTAGGAAGAACGCACTACGACTACGACAATCTGGTTAAATTCTACGAAGAGAATTCTTATATTGGTCAATTCGGGGCATATAAGATTTCGGATGCTTCTAGAATAGAAAGTGGAAATGACTATAACACAGCCCAGTTGCCAAATCTTGGATCCTACATCTATGATCCTCTTACAACTGAATCTTCGGAAGCGATAACGACTGAAAGCGAAAGCACCATAACAATCAAATAAATAACTTATGCCTCTAAAGATATCTCAACTAACTACAGTCAATAATCTCGATTCAGGTGACATTTTTCCAGTCGTGGATTATACGGCTGGAAATGGAGAAACGAAAAAGATTGATGCCTCAAATTTAGCAGCGTCTTTAGCCGCTATTGGTGGGTTAGCTAAAATAACCGACTTAAATAGCGCGGTATCACGAAGCCTAGAAATTAACACATCTGGATGGATTAAGATTAAAGACGTAATTATTCAATGGGGCCTAAACACTCCAAACTCGCGTGAATATCCTGTCACTCTACCACTTGCATGGCCAAACAAATTCTTGACGGGGTTTTCATCAATAGGAGCGGTATTAGACGCTAATTTTGCTCACTCATGGGGCATATATCCATCCACAACTAATCCTAAAAGTCAAATCATACTGATGAACTATCTCAGGTCAGCGGCTACAACCTATGTCGCGAAGCCGATGTATTGGCTAGCGATTGGATACTGATAAATAGAAATACAATACTATGGCAGCAATTATCACCTCTGATTACCGCAAGATCACTGCAGATTCTCTTCTAACCGATTTCACAAATAATGCTCTTTACATTGGAATGGGAAGATCTGATGAGTGGGAAAACTCAATTGTGCCGCTTCCTACAACCTCGGATGCAAATGTTAAAGACGTCAGGGAATCTTTGATTGGGCTTAAAAGAGTAGAAGCAGCCGCAAAGGTAGTTCCTCGAGTAGATTACTTTACAACTCGTAGGTATAAGCAATGGGATCCCACTGATCATCTATGTGTTTATCCTACTGGAATCAATTATCCCTGTTACGCTGTTTATGATGGAGGACTCTGGTTATGCGTAAATTCTCCTATAAACGGTAGCGATGTTCGCACAAACTTAACTCCAGCCGCCGCGGCACTAGTTGTTTCAAACCCAATAAGCACGTATTGGGGGCTTACCACAGTCGATGACAATGGATATCGCTGGGCATTCTTAGGAAAGATTCCAACGGACTCTAAATTTACTTCAACTCAGTTTGTTCAAATTCCTGCCGCTCCTTCCGCTGATTTAACCTCTGTCGGAGGAAAAATTTATTCTGCCAAAATTACTTCTGCTGGTTCAGGCTATTCATTTGGAACACTGACTAATGTTGATGTAGTAGGTAATGGGAGTGGAGCTCAGGCTAATATAACCATCGACGCTAATGGAAAAATTTCAAATGTAAGAATCACGCAGAATGGTTCTGGATATACCACATCTGCAAGTATTATTCTTCCTGGAGGAAATGGCGGAAGAATTGACTTTTTCCCTAGTCCTTCTGATGGATATGGAAAAATTCCTAGTAGAGAAATACCGTGCTGGTTTGTAGGTTTAGCTGCTGACGTATCAGGCACAGTGGATACTGAAATTCCACTGATTCCGTTCTCGCAACTATCTGTTCTACGTAGTCCAGGTGGGACTCCTGGTAATTCGGTATTTACTACATTACCTTATTTTACCATACCCTCCACAAATACTCAGTTCATAACTACTAACTCTGGAGCATATCCAACTGGCACCGTAATTACGATAACGCGCGCTGGTGGCGGTGAAGCCAAGGTATTTTTAGATTACGGAGTTTCTTCAAGTGGAGCTATCAATGTTTATTACCATCGCAACAGTTCAAGCCAGGTAAATTACAGAGGCTTTTCTGCAAATGATCAAATAACCGCAGTAGGCGGGCTCGCCTTAAACCCAGCAATCACTATTAGCGCAATGGTCAATCCAGAATATACTCGAGGCTCAGGTGATGTTATTTTTATTGAAAACTTTAGAAAGAAAACTAGAGCTGGTGCACAAACAGACCAAATTCGTTTAATAGTTCAACTTTAATTATATGGAATCTACAGAATATACCCCATGGGGCGACGATACGTATGTTGCTACTGGAAATACGTTTGAAGAATGGCGTAAACTAACAAACGGATTAAAGACTTATGTCGATGATACGAAAGTTGACAGTGATGGAGATACTATGACTGGCCCGTTAGCAATATCTGACACAGAAGGGGAAGCTAACTATATTCAATTTCCAGATGGCACACAACAATTTACTGCAGCCACAGAAAATGGTCCGAGAGCATGGGTAAACTTTGCGGCTACTGTAAGCGCATCTGGAACTGTTAATGCAGAATTGACTTCAAGATTCATTCGATCTACATACAATATCAAAACTGTCACTAAGCTTGATGCCGGAAAATATAAGCTTGACTTTGTTAAACCATTATCTAACACTAGATCTCTTGTAACTGGAACAGCATATTTTGACTTCAATAATTCTGACGCTGTTGTTGGAGGAGCCGCAGTTATCGTTCCGTATGAGTTACAAAAGGATTCCGTAAAGATAATGATAACCGATCCTGGAGATAATACATATAAAGATCCAAGTTTAGCTAATGTGCTAATATTCTCAACTAACGATTCTGACGCTTCCTACATTCCGGGAAGTCAATTGAACATTAAGCTGGCTCAGAGTTCTGGAGATGTTTGGCGAGTTTATGCTAGATGCTTAGACCTTAAAGGAGATTATAGGTTTCGTGTAATTGATGGATACGGTTGGTCTACAACTAAATTTAATTCGACTAGCGATGTTACTATTATCTCTAAAAATAACACTGGTAAGAATTCCATTAGTTTGCTTACTCTTCAAGTTTTTACTATTACCGGTGAAATTATTAAGACATACAACATTGCACGTAAATACGGAACTGGTGCTGATATAAACGGCTCCACAAATTCAAATTTTACAGTTTCCACACTAAGTGGATCTCCAGCCGCGTCAGACGTTGTCCTTGGCACTCCTGCATACGTGCACACCTCAAATTTTTCTTCCATCGAATTCACGATAACCCTTCCATAACATATGCCAAATCTAAATTTTGCAACTGCTGGAGTAACGGAAAATACTAAATTGATAGGATTTGATTTTCCAGTCCCGGATGGTGAACGCACATATACAGCTCGAACTGTAGCAGACTTTGGATCTTTAGCTTCAGAAGGAACTGCCGGTAGAGTTCCGGGGATTGGCGGAACTTCTCTGGGAAATGCAGCAAACGTCGCTCAACTTAATACTAAAGTAACAAATGGTGGAGGCGCAAGTTCAGTAAGAGTCCTTACTCAGGCGGCATACGATGCTCTTATTCCAAACTCTAGCACAGTATACATAATCGTCGGATAACACATGGCAATCTACGTTGACATTCAAATTGACCAGGGTTCAACATTCTCGATGAATCTTCGAGCAAATGATGTGGATGGCGCTTCCTATAATTTAACAGGATATTCAGTGAGAGCTCAGGCAAGGCGCAATTATGCTTCTACTGTTTACTGGAGTTTTACTGGAAGCGTAACAGATGCGCTGAAAGGCGCGATTGCGCTATCACTGACTGCAGTTCAAACCGCAGCTTTAAAGTCTGGAAGATATGTCTATGATGTCGAGATTTACAATAACTCTGGAATCGTCGTTAGAATTGCAGAAGGACAGGTAGAAGTAACTCCACGCGTAACGCGCTAACCTATTCATAAGTATGGCAACTCCAAAAAAAGTAGTCGTTAAGGCCGTCAATTACGCTCCTCCAGCAAATACTACATTCTTTTCTGTTTCCGATGGTTTAAGTTCGCAGAATGTTTTTACTGGTAACACGGTTTCTGTTTTAGCTGGAGAAGGAATTGACACTGTGCTGTCTGCTGGAAATACTGTTACTATTTCTGCAGAGCTTGCGACTTCAAGCAATAAAGGAGTCGCGTCATTTTCGACCAATGACTTTATTGTAACATCTGGTTCGGTTGCGCTTAAGCCAGACATAAATCTTACTAGTGTACATACTACAGGATTATCAGTATATGGGCAAGCCCAACTCTTAAGCGCTGCAGTAGGATTTAATCTTACTGAAGTTTACGGTTCTATAAACAGTGGTGTAGTCATTACACTTCCGACTGCTAGCGGAACTATAGCAACTGAAGAGCAGGTCGCGCTGAAAGCTCCGTTAGCTTCGCCTACTTTTACAGGAACTGTAAGCGGTATCACTAAAGCGATGGTCGGTCTGGGCAATGCGGATAATACGTCTGATGCTAATAAACCAGTCTCTACAGCAACTCAGACTGCTCTAAATTCTAAAGTGGCGAAT